TCAGTATATAAATAAGAATATGTATTAAAACTAGGAGAATTTAAATGGCTTTTAATGTAAACGCATTCCGCTCCCAGATGACAGGAGATGGCGCCCGCCCAAATTTATTTGAGGTGGCGCTAACATTTCCTTCGTTTGCGATTCCTGGTGATGCTCAAAGAAAACTTACATTTATGTGCAAGTCTGCCCAGCTTCCCGGTTCAACTGTTGGTTCTGTGCCACAGTTTTACTTTGGGCGTCAACTTAACTTTGCAGGAAACAGAACTTTTGCGGACTGGTCTATCAACATTATCAACGATGAAGACTTTGTGATCCGTAATGCATTCGAGCGTTGGATGAATGGAATCAACAGCCACGCATCAAATATTCGTACACCTGCGGCACTATCTAATTACACTGTTGATGGAACAGTAACTCAGTTCGGTAAGAAGGGTGATGCTCTGAAGGCATACAAATTTATAGGAATGTTCCCAACAGATTTGTCTCCCATCGATGTTGATTGGGGTTCCAATGATGCTATCGAAGAGTTCACAGTGACCCTTACATATCAGTGGTGGGAATCTGTTCAAGACGGTGTTTCTTAATAGTGTATTTTATTGTTATGGAGAATGTTAGGTGGCTATAAAACTTTTCGGCTTTAGCCTTGGAAAGAAAGATATTGCTCAGGTAGAAAAGCCTGAGCAATCATCTTTTGCATTACCATCTTCTATAGACAATGATGGTGCTGTAACTATTACGCAGAATGCGTATTATGGCACATATGTTGATCTTGATGGCGCAGTAAAGAATGAGCTGGAGTTGATCACGAAGTATCGTGAAATGGCGATGCATCCTGAGTGTGATGCTGCTGTTGATGAAATTGTAAATGAGGCAATTGCACAAGATGGGAATGGTGTAGTTGTTGATATCAATCTAACAAAACTGAAACAACCAGAATCCATTAAAAAGAAGATCACTGAAGAGTTTAAATACATTCAGAAGCTTCTGAATTTTCAGAATCTAGCTGATGATCTCTTCAAGAGATGGTATATTGATGGTAGACTGTATTATCATATCGTTGTTAATGAAAAGCAACCTAAGCAGGGTATTCAAGAGTTAAGATTTATTGATCCGAGAAAGATTCGTAAAGTTAGAGAAATAAAACAGGATAGAGATCAAAAAACTGGAGCAAGTATAGTAAAATCTATTACAGAATATTACATCTATAATGATAAAGGTTTTATTGTACAGACAGGATCATCTATACAAGCAGCATCCTCCCCCGGATTAAAAATCACAACAGACTCTATCATAAATGTGAATTCTGGATTGATGGATTCAAAAAACGCATATGTTGTTTCATACCTACATAAGGCAATTAAGCCTCTAAACCAATTGCGTATGATTGAGGATGCGATTGTTATCTATCGCATATCAAGGGCGCCTGAGCGCAGAGTATTCTATATTGATGTCGGTAATTTACCAAAAGGTAAAGCTGAACAATATCTGCGTGACATTATGGTCAAATATCGTAACAAGATGGTATACGATGCTTCGACAGGTGAGCTAAGAGATGATAGAAAACATCTTTCTATGCTGGAAGATTTCTGGCTTCCTAGACGCGAGGGTGGTAAAGGCACAGAGATTACAACACTTCCTCCTGGTCAAAATCTAGGAGAACTTTCTGATGTTCAGTATTTTCAAAAGAAGCTACTACAATCTTTAAATGTTCCTTATTCAAGACTTGAGCCACAGGATGGCGGTATGGTTGGATTAGGTAGAACAACTGAAGTAACTAGAGATGAATTGAAATTTAATAAATTTGTTGATAGACTTCGCAATAAATTCTCCGTAATGTTTGATCAAGCATTAGAGACTCAACTTGCACTTAAGGGTGTTTGTACACGAGAAGAATGGAAACAATTTAAAGAATCTATTACATACAACTTCAAGAAAAACACAGCTTTTAAAGAGATGCATGATGCTGAGTTATTGCGTGAAAGACTCAACACATTAAATCTAGTAGATCCTTATGTCGGAAGATATTACTCTGCACAATGGATTAAGCATAATGTGCTTCAATTAACAGATGATGAAATAGAAGAAATGCAGAAAGATATATCAGAGGATCCAGATTCTAATGTGCCTATGCAGATTGCACAGCAGCAGATGATGGCTCCACAAGAGCCTCAAGAGGAAGAAGCCCCTCCACCAGAAGATAATGGTGTAGATGCAGATCAGAAAGCCCAAGATAATGTATCGGATGAAGATCAGAAGGATGATGATAAATCATTGACTCCTGATCTAGATGCCGAGGTTGATAGAATGGCTAGTGTTAGTCAGATGAATAAATACAAAAAACTCAGATGAGGAAATAAAATGGAACAAGTTAGATATCTTATTGATATGATTGCATCCGATCAAATGGCTAATGCAAAGGATGTTGTGGATGAAGTGCTTTCATCTAGTGCTTTTAGTCACATGGAAGATATAAAGCACAATATCGCTTCGTCTTTATTCGGTCAACCATCAGATAATGCAGAATGAAAACTATAGGGCAGTTTAGAGGTATTGTACTCTCTGAAGAATCAGAATATTCAAAGTTTGATGTTCTGATTCGGGCTGGGCTTGCCAATAAAGCGCAAATACAGAGAATACATAAAATTCTTTCTAAGATGGAAGAAGAAAGGCCTGTATTTTCAAATGCTGATCGTATGATCATGCAGAATCTTTTCAATCGCATGGTTGAACTCTTGTCTAATAATAAGCAAATTTTCACACAAGCAAGAAGGGCTGTGCATGAAGATGTAGAGCTTGAAGAGGCTGTGAAAGAGAATGAGGATTCTGAAAAAATTCCAGCTTCAGGTCCTCCCATGATTCTGGTACTGAAAAGAAAATACATCCGCAATATGTCTAATAATATTCGGATTGCACTTTATTACAACGACAAGCTAAAGAAATTTTTTAGTGTGCCATATACATCGTATGGATCAGTTGATCTTGCTGCAACATTACAGGCTGAGGATGTTGTTAGATCAGACGATATTGTTATACCCGACGATATGATGGAACTATATCAATCACTTGATGAAGAAAATAAAAAAGTTTTTGTTGAAATGTTACAAGATGAAGACAGTCTTAAACAGTTGCTTGAATTCACTTCGGCTAAATGATAAATAGTATTATAAATAACAATATAGTAGAAGCGAAAAGTGATATTTTTGCCAGAATGAATGGCATTCTGGCTGATCGACTAGAAGATGTTAAACAATACTCTATCGCAGGTATGTTTGAGTCGATTGAACCGATTGATGAGGCGCAGAATGTTATCAGACTCGGCAGGACGAAACTGATTAGGAGAAGAATTCGGCGTAAGAATGGTAAGGTAGTTGTTCAAAGAAACATAAGAAGGTCTGCTGTAAAAGGTTTTACATTGCGTGGTGGCAAAATGAAAAGAATCACTGCCATGCAAAAGATAAAGATGAAGAGAGCGCAGCGAAGGGGTGCAATAAAAAGAAGGGCACACAAGCAGCAAATTCTTCGAAGAAGAATGATTAGTATAAGACGAAGAAAATCTTTAGGAATACGATAATGTCATATGAAATAATTAATGCATCTAGGGGTCGAGTAACATTGCGAGTTGTTGGAACTGGGTCGGTTTCAATCGCACTTGCTAATCTTGTTGCTAATACTGTTAGAGCACAAAATACATCAGCAACAGTTGAAGAGATTGTTAGCAAGGCTGTTATTACCCAAGCGCACTGGGCTGCCAATACGGGTGATGCCTACTGGTCTGTAAAAAGGGGTGCTACAGAAGTTCTTCAATTGCCCGGAACTGGAGCTATTCCTTTCAATACATTCGGTATGACTGTTGCCAATACTGCTACGGCTAACATCGTTATTGAGCTTGTTAATGGTGGTAGCGGAACACTGATGCTTGAGTTAACCAAAGATGCTACCTATTCACCAGCTATAGAGTAAATAAAATGAAACTTATAAGAGAACATGTAGAAAATGTGAAGTATCTTACCGAAAAGACTGAATCTGGTAAGAAGAACTACTTCATCGAGGGTATCTTCATGCAGGCGGACAGAGTAAACCGCAATAAAAGATCATATCCTTTCGACACTTTGAATAGAGAAGTTCAAAGATATAATGAGCAATATATTGCGTCTAATAGAGCTTTTGGTGAGCTTGGGCATCCAGACACACCCTCCATTAATCTAGATCGCGTGTCGCATATCATTAAAGAATTAAAAAGCGATGGTGCTAACTTCTATGGTAAAGCAAAAATCCTAGAAACGCCATATGGCAATATCGTAAGAAATTTAATTGATGAAGGAGCACAACTTGGCGTTTCTTCCAGAGGTATGGGTTCTTTAGCTGTGATTGAAGGCACTAATGTTGTCCAAGATGATTTCATGTTGGCAACTGCTGCTGATATTGTCGCTGATCCCTCTGCACCAGATGCTTTTGTTTCTGGTATCATGGAGGGGCGTGAATGGATGTTTGTTGAAGGTAAGTTTGTTGAAGTTGATATCGCCAACGCTAAGAAACAAATAAAACAAGCCTCAAGAAATCAAATTGAGCAAGTTGCATTCAAATTGTTCGAAGGTTTTCTGAAAAAACTGTAAATACTAAATAATATCACATAGAAATAATAAGGAGATTTTCAATGTCCAACAAACTATTCGAAGCCGCTGCTGACATTCTTGCTAACAGTAAGAAATCTGCACCAGGCATGTCACCTGAAAAGTTAGATGGGGAAGTTGTTGATTTGGGTGGTCCTACTCCCGAGAACAGCAAACCAACTGATGATTCAAATAAAATTGCGGCTACAAAAGCTGCAAAGTCTGCTACTGCGCCAAAGACTCATCCTTCTGCCGCTTCAGGTAAGATCGATAAGTTTCAGGAAGAAGAGCTTGTAGAAGATGATATGATCGCCGAAGATGTATATGAGATGTTCGGTGACGAAAACATTTCTGAAGAATTTAAGTCAAAGGTTTCCACTATTTTTGAAGCGCGTGTACATGATCGTGTTTCTCAAATTCAAGAAGAAATGGATGAGAAATATGCATCCATGCTCGAGGATGCCCTTGAAATGGTAAAAGTTGATCTTACAGAGAAGGTAAATGATTATCTATCCTATGTTGTTGAACAGTGGATTGAAGATAATGAAATTGCCATCGAAAGAGGTCTAAGAACAGAGATTACTGAAGAATTTATTGGTGGTCTACGCAATCTATTTGCGGAACATTACATTGATGTTCCTGATGAAAAGGTCGATCTCGTTGAGGAGCTTGCTTCCAAGGTTGAAGAACTGGAAGAATCTCTAAATGAGGAAGTTGAGAGAGGTATGTTTTATAAGAAAGAACTCATTGAAGCAAAGAAAAATGAAGTTCTTTACTTTGTAACTGAAGGTCTAACCGATACACAAGCCGAAAAAGTTCGCACACTTGCAGAGAGTGTTGATTTTTCCACAGAGGAAGAATATGCTGAAAAATTAGGCACTATCGTTGAAAATTATTTCCCTTCACATGTAAAGCAAGCTGATGAAACTCAGTTCCAAGAGCAGATCGAAGAGGATGTGCAACAGCATAGAGGATATGTTGATCCATATGTTGCCGCCGTCACACAATCAATTTCCAAGACATTAGTCAAATAATAACATAAAAAGAATAGGAGAAATAAATGTACTTGTCCGAACAACTACAACAAAAATGGCAACCAGTTCTAGAGCATCCAGAACTGCCAAAGATTTCTGATCCATATCGTAAAGCTGTTACTGCCATGATTCTTGAGAATCAGCAACAAGCTATGATTAAGGAATCACAAGTTCTAACCGAAGGTCCAACCAATGTCGCTGGCACAGGCGGTTTCTCTGGCGCAGCTAATCCTGGCGGTCCAGTTGCTGGCTTCGATCCAATCATGATCTCTTTGGTTCGTCGGTCATTGCCAAACCTTATTGCTTATGATGTTTGCGGCGTTCAGCCAATGACTGGTCCTACAGGGCTAATCTTTGCAATGCGTACTCGTTACGATGGGCAAGCAAACACCAACAGCGAAGCCTTCTACAACGAAGCTAACACCGCCCATTCAGGCTCTGGCGCCCACGGTACTCTTGGCGTTGATGTTGCTGCTAATACATCAGCTACTTTTGGCACCGTATCCACTGGTGCTGGTATGGCTACAGCTACTGCTGAAACTGGCAAGACAAACAACGGTGGTGCTACCACAACTTTCAACGAGATGGGCTTCTCTATCGAGAAAGTTACTGTTTCCGCAACAACCCGTGCTCTGAAGGCTGAATACTCTCTTGAGCTTGCTCAGGATCTGAAGGCTGTTCATGGACTTGATGCAGAAACTGAATTGGCAAACATTCTGTCCACAGAAATTCTTGCCGAAATCAACCGTGAAGTCATTCGTACCATTTACAACATCGCTAAAACTGGTGCTCAAGTTGGTACAACTACTACTGGTACTTTTGACCTCGACACAGACTCTAATGGTCGGTGGATGGTTGAAAAAGTTAAGGGTCTTGCTTTCCAGATCGAGCGCGAAGCTAACACCATTGCTAAGACAACTCGTCGCGGTAAGGGTAACATCATGATCGTTTCTTCTGATGTTGCTTCTGCTCTAGCTATGGCAGGCATTCTAGACTATCAATCTGCTCTAAACAGCCAAGTCAATCTGACTGTTGATGACACAGGTAACACATTTGCTGGTACACTATTTGGTCGCATCAAGGTTTACATTGATCCATATGCTCCAACATCTGCAACTCGTGAGTTTGCTGTTGTTGGTTATAAGGGTTCCAATGCTTATGATGCTGGTATGTTCTACTGCCCATATGTTCCATTGCAAATGGTTCGTGCCGTTGACACTGCTAACTTCCAACCAAAGATCGGCTTCAAGACTCGTTACGGTCTAGTTG